GTAAGTCTTCACCTTCAACTGCAGGTAAAAATCTAATGACAGCATAACCATTACCAGTTTTATCTAACTCTGGTTTCCAAAATCTGTCGTCTTGGTATTTTGATTTGTTTTGATCTTTGTTCTCGGTGCCGAGATTGGCTTCAATAGCCTTAGTAAGTTTGTCAAAGTTTGAGCTTGACTGTTTAAGTGATTCGAAATCCATTGTATTATCTCCTTGTATGTATTTTCGTATTCGTTGTTTTTGTGTTTCCTATATAATCGGAATCATTATTATTTATAAGAGTTCTCATTTTGTTTTACCCACTTTTTTAGACTTTTTGATTTCGCCTGTTCGTTGTAAGCAGATTTAGGTAATGACTTTCTTATTCTATATGCTTTATATCGTTCTATTAACTCTATAATCTTATTTAAAGTTTTGTATATAATTCCATCAAACATATTACCCTCATTATACCATATTATTAGATATTTGTCAACCCTAATTTAAACTCCTCATTAAACTCTTTAAATGACATATATGATATATTCTTATTCTTTGACCATTCGTGTATCTCTTTTGATACTCTTTCGTTTATATCGCCTTTCATACCCAGTGGATTGACTTTGATAAACTTGACTTTAGGAAACTCAGCCATTAGATGATTCCATTGACTAATCCAATTACTACCTGGTATAGGTGGTGCCTCATTTACGCCATAACATCTTGTTCCCTTGTACATATTATTAATTTTAGTATCGTTTGAATATAAGTCATGGCCAATTAAATAAATTTTATCTGTATCTTTAAATCTTGTCAATCCTACTAAACCAGCAGTGGCGCCACACGCCCAACCTCTATCTCTTAATACTTCTGGTATTAAATCATCTAAACTATGTGATTTATCATCTGGTCCAATCCAACTTACATAACAAGCCATATTGTTTATTTCTCGTTTAATTATTTCTGGATTGTCTTTGTATCTTTTTATGATAGCAACTTTACCAGATATAGCTGAACCATGGAATACAAACTGTTGTTTATCACCTCTCTCATTCATCTTCAATGCGTCAAAGTATTTGTCAACTTCTTTTTGTACATCTGGCTCCATATTGAAAACTGTTTGTTCAAACATCTGCGCTGGTAATTTAGTCCAATTTCTTAACCAAGTTTCATGTTTATCACAATAACCACTATGATATATCTCGTGCATGATTGCGTGATCAACGCCACATAATATATCTGGCGCAAAATCTCTATACAAACCATTACAACCAACAATCTTTCCATGTGGTCTTAATTTAATTAAATCTATTGGACTTCTACTTTGTCCATTACCTATAGCAAATAAATTCATTTCTTTTTCCTTATGTGTTGATAGTCCACATATTGACTACACCATTCGTAAAATGCTTCGTTGTTAGCAGGCCAGCATTGAGCAAAGACTTTATCTTTTCTTTGTGCTTTGTATTCATCTCTAACTTCCTGTTCTGTCATCTCTTTTTCACTCATTAATAGATAACTCCATTTTTGTGACTTTCTTTTCTTGTCCTATACCACCAGATATAAAATAGTTAGCACCAACTATATATCTTTCAAAATCACTATCGTTTTGTGTTGTCATATGTTCTACATGACCTGGTATAATAACAATATCACCTGTCTTAACTTTACAATTATAACTCGTACTATTAAATATGTTTCTAGTAAACTTGTAATTAAAATCTAAATTCCATTTATCTTCTATAAAATTATTTCTAGTTGTTAATACTAAATCGCCACTATAACATCTAGCATAATACACTACACTAAAAATACAATTCTTGTGGTCATGTGGTGGGTGTGAGTTGCCTCTTTTAGTTTTTGCTACCCAACTCTGTGTCATAGTAAAGTTGTTCTTCATACCTAACACTTCATCTACATAAAAATTCTTATGTTTTTCTATAACATTTTCTAACTCTTTAAAGTCATAGTCTTTGAAAAACTGTTGTGAATTAGATACGACAGATACTTTATCGTCATCTGGACCTGGCTCAAACCATTCTATTTTGTTTAGTCTTTCAAACTCTTTTGTTTCCATAACATAATCAGTTTGAGTATGATATAGTGGAGTAGAGAATAATGGTATGATACTATTTGGATTCATTTACAAAAACATCTTTCATAATCAATTTACATTCTGTTGCATTAAAGTTTATAAATGGTTTTAATCTGGTAATCGTAGATGAGATTTCAGGCCATACAAACTTTTCTTTAATTTCCTTGTCCCAATTCTTAACAAACGATAAGAAGTGATCAAACACAACCGCAGTCTGCCAACTAAATTTTTTTTGAATAAGAAGTTGTAGCACTCTAGGATGCTGACCTTTAGGACTTCTAAAAGCGTTATCAAAAGAAATACGCTTATCATAAATGTCATCATTAAGAAGTACGCAATCGCTTCTAAAGTGATAGGCAAATGACTCTTTCCTTTTTTTATAATCCAAGTAAACAGTTCTACCATCATTTTCCAACAGATTACCAATCCATCTCTTACGATCTGAAAGAAAGTTAGCAACAAAGAAATCACATATATTATCTTGTCCATATCTTGTACTTAATTTGTGAAAAAAGTATCTATCCTTTCTTTTAGTAAAACTATCCAATGATGCATTGACTTTACCACCATATTTGATATAGTCATAAGTCTTTGATGTAAAATGTAGCTTGACACCAAGGTAAACTTTATAAACATCAAAACCTCCATACATATTAAATTGGTAGTATACCACCCTTTGGAGTATTTAACAATCTTAAATCAATTGCTTCTACTTGTATTTTTTCTTTTAGTGATTTTGAAATTAATGAAGATACTGTACCTGGGTCTATATCATTTGTTTCACAATAATGTAATACAGCGTCCATGTAAGAAATTCTTTTTTCTTTTACCATCTTTTCAATCTCAATACTAAATTCTTTACTATTCATTGAAGTCCGATCTAACTATATGCTTTCTTAAAGCTCTTAATAATCTTTCCATATTATCAATAATATCAATTAGACCTTTATCTGTTATGTAGTGCTGTTTGTCTTTTAATTTGTCGTATTCTTTTAATGAAATCTGCACCATTGGGGTTGGTGGACTAGCTTCATTTTCCATACTTGCGTCTAACGCTCTTTGTTTTTCTTCACTATCTGTCATTATAACTCCTTTAATAATTTAATATTGGCTACTCACGCTAGCTTTCACCAACATTGTTGCAACTCATTATAATATATCACACTTATTCGCTTTTGTCAACCTTCGTTAGGTCAAATGTATGATATAATATACATCTTTCTGTTCCACTAGGTACATCAATTATTGACATTGTTTCTGTCATTTCAGGATTGACCATAATAGTCATCATATAGACTGCTTCACCTTCTGGCGTCATTCCTTCTCTTCCTAATGAAAGATACAATGGCGCCATATCCTCATGGTTAATATATGCTTGTATCTTTTCAGGTGTACCACACAGTGCAGGCACATCTTGGAAATATACTCCACCTGGTGTTGTATCATGGTCTGCCAATGCGGATAACGCAAACAGACCAAAAATTATACTTATTAATATATTTTTCATAAAGCCCTTTCATCTGCGATATTTGGGCGCTTAGAAATCTATTTGCTTACTTTATCTTTATTTTGCTCTTCGTAATATTTATAAAAATCTTGTATGGCTGTACCTAGTTTGTCAGCATATTCCTTCTTATCTCTAGTATATGATTGTACAGTACCATCTTCAGCAGCAAGTAAAATAACGATTTGATCTATACTCTTTCCAAATAACTCCTCATACATAATAGCATATGCTGTGGTTTGTAAAAAGTAGTTTTCAATCCAATCTTCTTTTCTTTCTTTGTTAGCTGTTTTAAAATCTATTACTGATAACTTACCATTGTATTCTGCGATACAGTCAACTTGACCAGCTATTGTTAATTGTTTACTATACATAATTGTTTCTAAACAATGTATATTATCAATCTGATCAATGTATGGTTTAAGTAATCTGAATAATCCTAATGGTAATACATCTCTGATAGAGGGAGTTTCATTCTTAATATATTGTTCTACTAAAGTGTGAGTTGCTTTACCTCTACGAGCTGCTCTACCCATTTCCCAATTAGCAACTTTCTCACCAATACTATTACGCCACTTCTCTATTCCTTCTTTGGAACGGATACTTAACACAGTAGTTATTGATGGATATGCCTTTCCGTCTATATCATAGAAACGAAAACCATCTACTTTTTTACCAACAGTTTTTGGGAGTTTGCTTGTGTCTAAATTGTCTATAAATTTAAATTCTTTTTTTGCCATAATATTTCACCTTCATTTATTGTATCATTATAATATATCATAATATTGGCCATTTGTCAATGTTTAAATAGACCTATAATCCATCATTTTAGATATAAGGTTTTCTCTATCTTTTACTTGTTCATTATTAAGAGTTTCAACAGCTCAACTAGGGTCATACGGCTCATATACCGTCTTACCATCATCATTTCTGTATGCTCTTAATACTTGTTTTCTATTGTCTTCATCATTCTTATATGAGCAATGAATCCAACCGCTATTAGGTTCCTCTGGATTATGAAATTCCAATATCAACTGGTCAAAATTTAAAGTATCTATGATATATTTTGCTAGTTCAGCATTTGCCAAACCAAATATTTCAAAGTCCGCCGCCTGGCCCTTGGCGTGCTGTGATTTTAAACTTGAACCAATTTTTACACATAGTTCGGGTGAACGGTAGCCACTAGATACTGATACTACTTTACCATAATGATCTCTTATGGGTTGTAGTATATTCTCACATAGTTTTTTTAAATTATCCATATGGTCCTCGCTAGGATTATTACTAATACCGTGTCTGTCTGCTGTTTGAGAAGCAGTCATTTCTTTAAGCGAAAAGTTGTTGCTTAGTTTCATTTGTTGTTCCTTGTTAGTTTAAGTAGATTTTCAATTTGTGCCTTAATGATTGGTCCTCTATTTGGCCAATGAATATAAGGTTCCTCACTTTTACTTAAATTATATAAAAACGGTAATACTATTTTTTCAATGTCTTTAAATCTTTTTTCAACATCAGCATTACTAATTTCTTTTGTAATTGTATCTTTCTCTGCAACTATCTGCATAATTTCATTCATCATAGACTTTATAGAAGATACATCATTCTTTACTTTAGCTATTTCTAGGTTGGTACTTTGACCGATCTTTTCAATATCTTTTTTGTCTATTGTAGGTTTTGATTCTTCTTTAGGTATACTTGATACTGGAGTTATACCCCAATCTTCATTAAGGTCAAACCCTCGCATGTAATCTGGTATATCTGCCATTATTTTTTTCCTCTTATTCTTCTTCTATTCTTTGCCATTGCTTGTTCTGTCTTAATTTTTTTTATATCTTTTTTTCCATATCTAGCAGCAAGTGGACTATTAGGGTGTGCTTCAGCAATTCTACTCATATTATCTTTCCAACCACTGTCGGACTTGTATGTTCCCATACCTTGTACACCACTTACTATATTTATGGGTTGAAGGACCTGCGTTATGTGTTTATTCTTCGCAAGATACTCTTCCATTTCAGATATGGTCATCATATCGTCCCATTCCTTTTTACTTCTCTTATTGTAAAATGTATATATTGGCATTAACTAATTGGTTTCAAAGGATCTTGCTTGAAGTATTTTTTGATAACATCTAATTGGTCATCATACTCAGCAATTACTTTTAATTCTTTTTCTATTGATTCCATTACATCAGGGTGTTCCCCAATCATCATACTATTTTTTAATGCAATCTCTACATTCATTTTATGCTTTTCAATATGTCCTTTAGCATGTTCTTCTAATGCTTCTAACATATTTTTTCTATTATATTCAGCCATTATTTACTCCTGTTATTAGTTTTTGTAATATATGTTCATCTTCAGCTAATACTGGATGCTTGTACTCTATATTGAAAGCAAAGGTTATTCTTTCATATTCTTTTGTTTGTTTATCTACACCGTGTAGTGTATTAGCAGGGAACAATATCATATCACCTTTTTTCCCTTTGTATCTATATTTAGATTCTGTAAAAATCGTTTCATCTTCATTGTTTAAGTATATCACACCAGATATTCTACCAGCGTGATTATGTGTTGGATTATAATTACCTTTATAAGAATAATTTATCCATATATCATAGCCATCAAAATGTCCGTCCCACTTTCTCATAAAGTAGTTTCTATGGTCACCACCAAATAGTTCAGCACAAGCTCTCAAAGTAAACGCCAACCAATAACTATCTGCTATTAGACTAGACGGTACACTACATTGGTAAGCATTTGTTTTAGTACCAATGTTATCGTGTTCTTTTAATCCTTTTAAAGGTGAGTTCTTAATCTTATCACACTCTACCTTCCAATTCTCTATCTCTGTTATAACTTCATCAGGTAATCTTAATTTATGTATCACCTACTCAGATTCTCTTTCTTCTATTCTTCTTAATGTTTGTTCTTCATTGAAGCCTTCCATAGCTAATTCATGTAAGGTCTTATTGTCTTCTCTTAAACCGTCCCATAAAAGTTTCTTTTCGTCAAATGTAAATGGTCGTAGCATATTTTTACCTTCTTCTTTACGCCATTTTGTTTGTCTTTTAGATTCTTCTAAAGACATTTTTTCCATTTCTTCATAATCCATATTATATCCTTATGTCCATTGCCATGTATCTATTACTTCACTTTTCTTTCTTTTAAAACTACCTTTACCTTTTTTAGGTTTAACCACTTTTGGTTTATATTTTGAAGTTCTAACTTCTTTGGCTACTGGATTAGTCTTAAATATTCTATTCCAGCTTTCTTCATAGGCCTTATTACTTGGCCTAGATTTGCCATCCCATTTCGTACTCATTATATCATTCTTTCCCTCTGTTGTCAATGCTATCTCTTATTGAGAAGTCATCTTTATAATACTCTTTTATATAGTCAACTATTTTATCGCCTAGTTCTATTTGTATTTTGTTATCAAAACTATCTTCCATTTTTTTTGATGGTACAAATGGTGGTGCATACATTTGAAGTATATCTTTTACAACTATATTACAATCAAAACTTTTACTAAACCATTCACAAAATGCTTTTTCAAATCCATGTTCAAATTTCCATAAGTGAGTTTTAGGGTGTAGAAATATCTTTTGTGGACTAAATGCGTTTATTTTTAGGAAATCATTTCTGTAATCAATTGCTTTTACAAAATTTTCATAAGAAGTAATTTCATCTAAAAATATGTCTGGTCTTTTCCAATATTTTGTTTCCCAAAATTCACCAAAATAACTAGTATGAGAACAACAAGCTTTAAATCTATCTATTGGGTCTCTTATAACAGAAAAGTAATAAGTGTCTTCTGGTAAAGTTAATCGTCTAAACAAATCATAATGTAAGTGTGGTAATTCTATACCAGCTGTTTTATGTTTTTCTGTAAAGTTCCAACCTGTGACTGTAAACTTATTTCGTTTTAACAAATCTCTAACATATCTGCCACCTGTTCGTGGTATATGTATTTGGTAAATTGTTTTATGTCCTTGTTTATATAATGGCATCTGTATACCACTTCGGTGGTTTTGCTGGTGCTTTCCAAGAAGCCATATCTTTTTTCTTCATTACATAATACTTTCTATAAGAGCCAACTACATCACCTGGTATCTTACACTCGTCAGGCATTGCTGGAGTAGGATCTGTTCGTAGTGTAGTTAAAGATATTCCTTTAGGTGGATTACGAAGTATAATACCTAATTTTCTAATTGTCATATGATCTTCTGTATGATTGTATCTTAATTTAAATTCATCATTCAACGCAACCATATGATTGTATAACCAATAGTAATTGTATGCTGATGCCATAACCCAAATTGTACTAGGGTGTTTTACATGAGAAGCT